CTAAAACGCAATCAGGGAAGGCTCTTTATTTTAACCAAAATATAATTACTGGAAATTATAAATTCACCCGCAAAGAACTAGAAGAAGTTGGCTTCGGCTGGGTGTTCGATTGTGAAGGGATTGAGATTGAGGAGGTGGAGTGATGAGTTATGATTTGGAAATCTTAGCGAAAATAGAAAACGGAGATTATATTCGTATCGCTGAACCTAGATATAGTTCTCCGACCTACAATCTCGGGAAGATGTTTAGAATTGCTATGGATTGGGATTTTGACCAAGACACTACGTACAACATCGCTGATGTTTTAGATAACATTCAACGCGGTATCTCTGAATTAGAACAGTACCCTGAAAAGTATGTGCAGTATGAACCTGAAAATAGATGGGGAACAGTTAGCGGTGCCTTAGAAGTTTTAAAGTCATTGAAAGAGTGTATTTTAGAACAAGATATTGATACGAAATATTTATATGTGAGGTGGTAATATGAAACGACCAAACAGATACCCGTACACACGAAGTCAGTGGGCTGAAGAAACTGTTAATCACTATACATATAAAAGCGATATTTGCTATACAAGTCACATTTTAGAAAATAGACTTACTGGAGAAATTAAGAGCAAGGAGGTGGAGTGATGGGAGATGTGCAAAATATTTTAGAGACACAATTGATTTTAGGCAAGCAAGTTTTAGAGATTGTATTGGATTTGCTAAAAAGTGACTCAAAAGCAGGGGCAGTTTTGCCTTTAAATATAAATGGTCGGGATTTTACTATCACAGTTGAGAAGGAGGCGACAGATTGAAACGATTCATAGCTATCTGGATTCTGCTATCTGCTGGATTGAACATCTGGCAGATGGACAGGATTCGAGATTTGGAAGAGAAGAAGCCGATGGTTATCTATAAGGCTGACAACGCAGGCGCTGAGATATTTGGTAAGGTCGTCGAGAAAGGACGACATGGCAAGCTATACACGCTTACCATTCGTGATTACGGGGTGTTCGTGGTTACGAGGGACGTGTACGAGAAAGTAAAAGTTGGGGATGAGGTGATGATTTAAAATGAAATGCGAGTTATACAACCTTTCAAACCAGTCTATTCTAGGCCACTATATCAGACTACAATTTTTGATTTTTTAGGAGAAAAAGAATGAACACACTAGAAAAAGTAAAACAATGGTTTATTGACCGTGATTTAGAAAACGGTGGACGGCTAGACAAGCAGTCTTTGAAACTAAGTGAGGAGTTCGGCGAACTATGCGCAGGTTATCTCAAGAAGAATGAGCAACTGACTAAGGACAGTATTGGAGATTGCGCAGTCGTGATTGTCGGTCTGGCGTTGCTGATTGAGGTAGACGTGCAGGAAATATTTGATGATTCTATAGTGATTTTTGAAGAAGATGTGCCTGATTATTTTAAAGATTTAAATAAAAATATCAGCTGCTTTCAAAGGTTCTACAGTTGGGAAGAGAAAACTATGTGTAAGATGTATCTATCATTTTCCATTGATTCGTTAAAATCAATCAGTAATGCTCTCGGTTATGATTTCGAAGAATGTTTTGAACTGGCTTACCAAGAAATCAAAGACCGCAAGGGTCGTTGGATTGACGGAACTTTTGTTAAAGAGGAGGATTTGGGATGATACCGAAGTATAGAGCGTGGCACAAAACATGGGATGAATTAGGAAAAGTTAAACGGATCCGATTTGATGGTGAGGGGAATGTCACTACTGTATTATTTGAGGGTAAGTTTTTAGGAGTTAATACACATGTCGACGAAATCGAACTCATGCAATCAACAGATATGGTTGATAGGGATGGCAAGATTATCTTTGAAGGCGACATAGTCAAAATGTCTAAGGATGTCTATTCTGAACCGATTTATTACGAGGTTGTAAGACATTATGGTGGAGCATATCGTCTTGAATCTAAACAACACGGATGTGAATTGTGGTTACGACATACGGATTGCGAGGTCGCGGGGAATGTATATGAAAACCCTGAGCTTTTGGAGGAATTGACATGAAAGAAAAATCTTATGAACAAGTTTTGGAAGAATTTAACGATGTTGATAAAGTCAACAACCCTAGTCATTATAAAGGGAAATTCGGACTTGAAGCCATCGAAGTCGTTAAGAATTTCGCTTTTGGATTAGAAGGAGTAGAAGGATTTTACTGGGGTAATGCAATCAAGTATATGCTTCGTTTCCAAAAGAAAAACGGTCTTGAAGACCTGAAGAAAGCCAGAAAGAATCTTGACTGGCTTATCGAGGAGATGGAACATGAAGGATAGTAAATTTTTTTCAGAACAGATTAGATTATGGAGAATTGGTAAAGGTCTATCTTTAACAAAAGCTTCAAAGAGATTTGGTATTAGTCCAAGGACATTTTCAAATTGGGAACGAGGGATGATACCGAGTGATCGTCAGAAAGAACGTCTATCAAGAGAGTTAGGATTAGATAAAGATGTCTTATTCAAGAAGTGTGAGGTAGGGAATATCAATGCGCTCTTGAAAGAAAAACGTTTGGAACAAGGACTTACTCGTACAGAATTAGCAAAGCATTTGGGGTATTATGAAACAACCATAAGAAACTGGGAGAAAGGTTTGGAAATTTCTGAATGTGAAGCAGAGGACATATGTGTGTATTTTGGAATCGAGGTGTATGATTGACAGTAGATATTAAACAGAGATTAAAAGCCTTGCCATATATCGATATAAAAGCTAAGTCGAAACATCAAGAATATATCAGTCTACGTTCAGGCATTTTAAAAGGGCAGACGTTCGATAGTATGCCGAAGTCAAAAAGCAATAAGAACCAGTCTGAAGAATTGAATATATCTATTATTGACAGGTCTGAACAATTATACGAAGAGATTAAAAAACTATATCGTGAACGAGATGAGCTAGTTCAGTTGATTGAATCTCTTGATGATCCGTTAGAAAATATTGTGATGCGACTATTCTTTATTGATGGATTAACGTGGAGCGAGGTAGAGAGTAAGTTGGGATGCAGTCGAGGGACTATCTATAATATTAGAAAATCGGCCTTCGAAAATATTGCTAAAAGAAGTAAACAGATTAAACAAAATTGAAACCTTTAAATGATAAAATAGTATTATCAGCTGAAGGCGGTAAGCGCACTGATAACTCCTTATATTTTTCATTTTATTTCCGAGGCTTCGGCCTCACATGGCGGTGACAGGTAAGCAGTTTTATCTCCTATGTATTTTTTTCGGTTCGATTCCGGACATCGCCGTTAATGACTACAAAAAAATAAATCAGGAAATTTATTTCTAGTTAACACGCAAGGTAGTAGTCGCCTTGCATTTTAAAAAAGGCTTTTAGTGTAGCGGTAACACAACAGTCTCCAAAACTGTTATCGTGGGTTCGATTCCTGCAAAGCCTGTGAGAGGTCTTAAAAAGGTCGCACATCGTGTGGCTTTTTTGATTATTTGAAAAGGTGGTGATGGAAAATTGAGTGGATTGAGAATAAAACAAAAGAGATTTGCAGATGAGTACATCATCTCAGGTAATGCGACGGAAGCTTATAAGAAAGCAGGTTATCGTGCTTCTAGTGATAGGGTGGCAGGTGTCGAAGGACATAAGTTACTAAAGAATCCTAAGATTAAAAGCTATATAGATGAACGACTGAAACAGCTTGATTCTGAGAAAATTGCAGATCAGCAAGAAGTACTTAGTTATCTAACATCAGTAATGCGAGGGCAAACACAAGAACAAACCCTCTGTAGTATTGGTGAACTTGGCCAACAAGTCATTGATATCGATGTCGGAGCAAAAGACAGAATCAAGGCAGCTGAACTTTTAGGGAAACGTCATAGGCTTTGGACAGATAAGGTAGAGGCTGATGTTTCTGGAACGGTGGTGTTTGCGAATGAGTCAGATATACCAGATTAAACAGAACGATATTGTTGTTGACCTACCAAAAACAATAGGCGTTGGATACGGACAGTTCTGGCGCTCAAGACATCTTTATCGAGTTGTGAAGGGTTCCCGTGGTTCGAAGAAATCAAAGACGACAGCTTTGAACTATGTTACCCGTATATTGAAATATCCATGGGCAAACCTGCTTGTCATTCGTAGATACTCAAATACAAATAAACAATCAACTTATACGGATTTTAAATGGGCGTGCAATGTGTTGGGTGTGACTCATTTATTTAAATTTAATGAGTCCTTACCTGAAATAACTGTAAAAGCAACAGGTCAAAAAATATTGTTCCGTGGTCTGGATGATGAACTCAAAATCACATCTATCACGGTTGATGTAGGCATCTTGTGCTGGGCATGGTTCGAGGAAGCGTATCAAATCGAAACTGAAGATAAGTTCAGTACGGTTGTTGAGTCAATCCGTGGTAGTTTAGACGTACCTGGTTTCTTTAAACAAATCACAGTCACATTTAACCCGTGGAATGAGAGGCACTGGCTCAAGCGTGTCTTCTTTGATGAAGAAACGAGACGAGCTGACACGTTCGCTACTACAACTACTTATAAATGCAACGAGTGGCTGGATGAAGTCGATATCAAGCGTTATGAGGATTTATATCATACGAACCCCAGACGTGCTAGAATCGTCTGCGATGGCGAATGGGGAGTTGCTGAAGGTTTAATCTATGAAAACGTGACTGTCAAGGATTTCAATAAGGATGAATTACTACAAGATTCAGCTAATAAGTTATGTATCGGTCTTGACTTTGGTTTCACTCATGATCCAACCGCTTTGTGTTGTTCGTTGATAAATGATACGACGAAAGAGATTTATGTCTTTGATGAGGCGTATAAAGTCGGATTGATAACCAAAGAAGTTGCGAAGATGATAAAAGACAAAGGTTATCATCGCTCACAAATCATTGCTGATAGTGCTGAATTACGACTGATTGAGGAATTGAGGTCAGAACATGGTATAACTCGAATTAAAGAGAGTCGTAAAGGTAAGGATAGTATTATGGCAGGCGTGTCCAAGTTACAAGGATACGCTATTTATGTGCATCCAGACTGTAAAAACATCATGGATGAATTTTATAGCTATTGTTATCAACAAGACAAAGAAGGTAATTGGTTGAACAAGCTAGAAGATAAAAACAACCACTTGATGGATGCTTTGCGCTACAGTCTTCAATGTATCGAAGGTGGGAAAGCAACCGTCCGCAGACGTTCTGATTATGGTCTATAGAGAGGAAAGACATGTACCAATATTTAACCTATCCACGGGATGGATATGATGAGGGTTCTTTGAAGAAAGACCTGATTTACAAATTGATAACCAAGCATAGCACTGAAGGTTCACGATTGAAGGATTTAAAAAGCTACTACATGGGTGAGCATGCTATCTTAAAACACACGAGACGCAACGAGAACGCACCCAATTACAAGACGGTAGCCAATCATGCCAAGGATATTGCAGACACGGCTACAGGCTATTTTATGGGCAATCCTATCAAGTATAATAACACTGCTGAAGGCGATATTGATGAACTGCTTACAGCCTTTGATGGTGCTGAGATTGACCAAGTAGATGCGCAGAATGCTTTGAACATGGCTATCTATGGTCGTGCTTATGAGTACATCTATGCAAAAGAAGGATTGACTGAGTTGGACTCAACCAGCATTGATCCAGAGAATACCTTCATGGTCTATGATGATAGCATTGAGCGGAAACCTTTGTTTGCGGTCTACTACTATCAAGTGAAGGACGATACGAAAGACACTACTAAGTATCAAGCAGAAGTCTTTACCGAAAATCTGCACTACCACATGGTTCTGAGAAGTACAGATTCAGGAACTACTCAGGATGAGCAAGCAGAGCCTCACAATCTTGGACAAATCCCAATTATCGAATATCGCAATAATCACTTTGCAATCGGCGACTACGAGCAACAGATGAGCTTGATTGACGCTTATAATTCCTTGATGGGTAACCGTGTCAATGATAAGGAGCAGGCAGTAGAGTCTATCCTTGTCTTATATGGCACTCAACTAGCAGACACACCAGAAGACGCTAAGGTAGCGATGAAGATTCTTTCTGAAGAAGGTCTTTTGGAGTTACCGGGCGATAGTGCAAGAGCTGAATTCTTGAAGAACACGCTGGACGAAAGTGCTACTGAAATCTTGCGTACTGCTCTGAAAGAGGATATCTACACATTTAGCCATGTGCCTAACCTGACTGATGAGAATTTTGCAGGAAACACATCGGGCGTAGCCATGGAATTCAAGCTGATGGGCCTTGAGATGATTACCAAAACCAAGGAAGCGAACTACAAGCGAGGCTTAAGACAGCGGATTGCGATTTTTGCTCATTACTTGGGCATGAAGCAGATTGCTATGGAGTCTCATTCGATCGTTCCGCAATTCAGCCGTGGTTTGCCTAAGAACTTGTTGGAAATCTCTCAGATTGTGAATAACTTGGAAGGTAAAGTGACCAATAGACAACTTATTTCTCTCTTGCCGTTTGTGGAAGACCCTGACGCTGAGCTGGAAGCCTTGGAAGAGGAGAAAGAGAAGAACATGGAGCGAATGCCAGTGTTCAACCAAGACAACACGAAACCCGAAGACGAGGTAGAGGATGAAAAATCAGGAGTACTGGGCGAAGAGGAAAGCCAATCTGATTTACCAGCAGATGGACAAGGCCGAAAAGCAGGCAGACCAGTTCGATAAGGTCTATCAGGAAGCTAAGACATACTTGGATAAGGAAATCAATAAGATTTTTGATAAGTTCCAACGTGATTATGGTCTAAGTCAGGTAGATGCTAGACAAGTCTTGAAGAACATGAAAGACAAGAAGGACCTGAATGAACTTCGTAAGGTGCTTGAAGCGAGACCGAATGACCCGAATATCCAAAGGTTACTGGCTGACTTAGACAGTCCAGCTTATTCTTTCCGTATGAAGCGCCTAGAGC